TGATGGTACTGCGGGTGAAGGTGGACCTATTAGCACTCTTAGAGATGCTGATAGTAATAATAAAATATTAGTTGATACTTCTAATAACCATTTAGAATTTTATGTTGAGGTATCATCAGCAGCAGTAGAACAAGTTAAAATACAAGATGGTGCTATTGTACCTGTTACAGATAATGATATAGACTTAGGAACTTCCTCTCTTGAGTTTAAAGACTTATATGTAGATGGTACAGCATATGTTGATGCTATTAATTATAATGGAACAGCTATTACTTCAACTGCAGCAGAATTAAATATAATTGATGGTGATACATCTGCAACGTCAACAACAGTAGCTGATGCAGATAGAGTTGTATTAAATGATGGTGGTACAATGAAACAAGTTGCAGTTACAGACTTAGCTGCATACTTTGATGATGAAATTACAGCAATGCCAAATGTTACATCTGTTGGCACACTTACAACTTTAACAGTTGATGATATTACAATAAACGGAAGTACAATATCTGATAGTGGTGATTTTACTATTGATGGTGGTGCTGATATTATATTAGATGCTGATGGTGGTGATGTATTTTTTAAAGATGGTGGTACAACTTTTGGTAGTGCAACAAACACATCTGGAAATTTAATTATTAAATCAGGAACAACAACTGCATTAACATTTAGTGGTGCAGATGTTACAATTGCTGGAGATCTTACGGTATCTGGTGATGATATTACTATGGGCACTAATACTGCAGGTAATTTATTAATTGCAGATGGTACAAACTTTAATTCAGTAGCAGTAGGTTCGTTAACAGAAATATCTACAGTTGCTGATGATGATGTATTTTTAGCAGTAGATACTTCAGGTGGTGGACTTAAAAAAATTGCAAGATCAGCAATAGTTTCAGGACTTGCTACATCTTCTGCAATATCAAATGTTGCAGATGATAGCACACCTCAGTTAGGTGGTGATCTTGATATGAATGGTCAAGATATTGTTACTACATCAAATGCTGATATAGAATTAGCACCAAATGGTACAGGTCATGTAACCATTAAAGGTAATACTAATCAAGGTACTCTTCAACTTAATTGTGAAAATAATTCTCATGGCCAACAAATAGTAGCTGCACCACACTCAGAAAGTGCTAACAATGTTTTAACTCTTCCTAGTACTGGTGGTAATGCTAGATTAGTATCAACAACTTCAACTGCAACACTAACAAATAAAACTTTAACATCTCCTAAAATTAATGAAGATGT